AGCCTGACCTTGACCTGCAAGCGGGCTAAAGTTTGAGATGTTCCGATCACCATATCGAGTAGCAATCTGACCGCCAGATATAGCCAATGGGTTTTGGGCTACGTATGCAGCGGCTTGTTGCAACTGTGCTTGTCTAGCGGCCTCTTGTTGAGCGGCAACAGCAGCACGTTCCATCTCCGTAAACGCTTGATATTGCGCACCCGCATCACCACTTCCAACATACTGACCCATTGGTGCAGCAACAGTAAGAGGCTCCCATACAGCACCAGCATCAGCATTATAAGTTATCCATCTACCTTGAGATGAATCGTACCGAGGATCGTAATATTCGTCCATACTTACCCCACGCTAGGAATGTTGACGCTGCGCGTAATATCCGCGCCCAATTGGGCCGACTTTAATTGAATCTCAGCCGCTAACTCCTCTTGCTTTAACTGAAGTGTCGCAGCCGCCTTCTCTCGCATTAACTGGATCTCTGCCGCGGCCTTCTCGCGCTGCAACTCAATATCAGCCATTGCTTTCTGTTGTGCTGCCTGCACATCGGCTTGAGCCTTCTGCTGGGCAATCTGGATCTGCGCCTGTGATTGCTGAATCAGAGCCTGTACCGCTGGGTCAGGTTGTGGTTGTTGAGGCTGTGCAATCTGCTGCTCAATCTCTGGCGTAACTTCCTTAAAGAACTCGGCGCTATCAGTAAACCCTGCGGCCTCAATAAATCTGCCTAGCGTATTGCGATACTGACCAACCGTAACCAATGGATTGGCTGGCCCAAACTGCTGCAAGATGGCCTCTTGTTTGGCAAGCACCATTTGCAACATTGTCATCTGCTCGGCCTTATTACCTGTCCCAAGTCCAACAGAGATATCTACATCGTACTCGTTTGACCATAAACGTGGATCAATTGGGATGTACTTGCCGCGCATACGCATAAGCGTAGGTTTATCCTGATACTTGCAAAGCAATTGCAAGATACCTTGAAACAGCGTGCGAACACCTGTCTCGGCAAAGATACGAGCAATCAACTCTAGCTTGCCGCCAGCAGCAGCCGTAGAGGCCGCCACAGCAGCCGCAGTCACGTTCTGCAACACATCAGGGTTAAGTCCCTGCTGCATATCAGAGATGCCTGTGCGCTTGGTCTGTGCGTCATCCAAATATTGCAGCATCGGGAAAGCCTGAGCAATCACAGACGGTACGTTAAGAGGCACGATGGCCTGTGGATTCTTCATCCGCACCACACCGCCTGGTGTCACACTCAGCAGGTCATCAAGGTTAACCTGACCCTCTACAGCGCCAACTCGCGCATTGTTAGACAGGTATAGGTTATCCAGCATCTGCCGCACCACAGTCGATTTAATCAACTGAATGTCCATACTGCGATCGGCAAGCGACTCACCATAAAACTTATGCGAGATTGGGATTGGGCAAAGCGAGTGGAACGGATTGTAATCCGTCTCTACGTTGCTCAGAATATCAGAGCCAGCATAGAATATCTGGCGCAACTCAGCCACGCCATCACCATCGTAATCCGTTCGTAGATAAGCCTCATAAACCTCAACCTCTTGCATTGACTCATCTAGGCTGGCCTGTTCGTCCGGCTGTTCACCGCGGCTGTAGCGAGCCAAACGTTCATCGCTAAACGTCAAATCATTGTAGGACGGTAGGTTAGTCACAACCTCAGGGTCAAAGCCCATAGCAACCAAGTCAGAGCGTGGCAAGAGTTTCCTATGTGCAACAAAGGGAGAATCGGCTACAGCCCTCGCTCTCTTGCTAATAAGAAACTCCTCTGGAGGCACGTTCTCGATCTTGACAGAGCCGGATTGTGTACGTTTCGACACAATGACATCATGCGATTGCATTGCCATTGGCATCCCGTCAGCACCAACTCCACCGTCCAAGACTGTTGTATCCTGCGCTACGATTTCATACTTGCCATCCGACAAGAGCATAACCATCTCATCGTCTGTCAAACCGCGGTATTCTTCCTTGGTAACGTTTTCCTTCTCGTCCCAGTAGCACTTTACGACACCATTCTTTTGCAGCAGCGCATCCTTAAACCAACTATGCAGGATGGTAAAGCCTGGGTTTTGACTATAGAAAACCCAATTGCAATAGTCCGTAGCCTGTTTGGCGCCTTCCTCATCGCCTGGGCGCTTAGGCTCAAAGCGCACGATGTCATCAGACTGAGTGAACACGCGCACAAGTTGTGGCAAAGCGCCATCAATAGCCTCGGCTACCTCACCCGTAACGATCTGGCTGCGACCCTCTACCTCGTTGCCGTATGGCTGACGCAAGTAAAACTCAAGCGCTTTCGTTCTCGCTTGAGTTGTCTCGCTGTCCAGATACCCGATCGCGTTGTCGATTTCGTTTTCCAGAATCGCCTTCAGTTTCCCATCGTCCATGCTTTTCCTCAAGCGCAATAATCCGCTGCATTAAATTGTCGTATTCTGCCCGTGTTACAGGGTTGCCTCTGCGTTCTACTAGCATTACACCACCCATCCAGTATTTACTTTAATAGGCTTACCCCAATTAGATGTCTGAGTATCCATGCCTACCGCCAAGTACCTAAACGCATCTGAGCCGTGACTCGACCAGTCGTGTAGTGGCTTATCATAAAAAACTTGGCGTTTCTCGTCAAATTCCCGTCTATAGTTTCGTAGACAGTCCAGACCTTGCTTGGTCTCTGGCACATTAAACCAGCAGCGAGGCAGTATCCTGCGAACCGCTTGGATGCCATCGTCCACACCGAGTCTAGGTACGACCGTACAATCAAGACCAGCATCCTGTAACACCTCTAAACGTGAGCGGCCTGTGCCTAACTCTCTAACCTGCACATCATGTGGTAGCAATTGTGGCGCCTTGTTCCAACCTCTGTTGGTCAACTCTCGCACGTACCAATCCAATCCCTGCCCATGATTCTCAATATAGTCTAGCAAGCGGATCTCTTGACCTACCGTCTGAGCCACCCAGATGGATGTGCTGTCACCCATACCCAAGTCCCAAGCCACATAAGTCTTGCAAAGATCATCTCTTGCTATCTTGCAAACCTGACCATTAGATTCTAACTCGTTGACCTGCTTACCGTAGTAACTTCCCTCTACAGACGCATGGAAACTACACTCAAACTCTTGCTCGTACTTTTCTGCACCCATCTCGCGCTTGGCTGCGTTTAACTCGTCTTGGTTAACAATCTGAGTCTGTGAGGCTTTAAACTCTAGCAACTGCCAACCAGGCTCGCTTTCAGCCCTGTCGCGCAAGTCCTTAAAATGATTCTGACCCTTGGGGGTGCCGATAAACATGGCCCAGCCCTGTCGATCAGCCAAGGCCGGACGGATAATCTCATTCCATATCTTTGGGTTTTGATCCCCAATCTCGTCCAGAATTACGCCATCGAAGTATTGACCGCGCAATGAGTCTGGATTCTCTGAGCCGTATAACTGTATCCTGCGATCCCAGAAATCAACTCGCAATTCGCTAATATTGGCCTCGGCACCCAGCGGCCTTGTGTAATGCGTAAGGTAATCAAACGCTACCCGCTTGGCCTGACTGTATGTGGGTGCAATGTATGCGTATCTTGGACGCTCCCTCTTGCACTCTATAGCAGACTTTACCAATTGGTTAATAGCCGAGACTGTCTTGCCCATCCTGCGATGCGCCACCACCACCACAAAGCGGCTGGAGTCCATAGCCTCATGGATCTCTAACTGAGGATCTCTTGGGCTATATGGGATTACGATTTCTCGTTCTGCCACCGGATCACCGCCTGTATTGGCCCACCGTCTTCACCACTTACTTGCAGCGGCAATAGCTTAGGATATATTGTTGCCCAAAATGCTCTCTCGTTTGCAGGGTCTTCCTGCGCCCATGAGACGAGTCTATCAGCACCACCTAGCATATCAGCAGCGTGTGCAATTGCCTCCTTAGCAGAGGCTGTGGTGCGGTTTAAAGCACCCTTTGGTCTGCCCTTACCCATGTTGGGTGGCATACGCTTGGTTTCTGTAACATTACCTATTTTACTGTCCATTCCGACTCCTATTGGGTCATCGGTTAGGGTTTCCCCTAGTATACTTAGTTGTACTTAAATGCTATTTTATACCAACCGGAGATTCAAATGAAAATTACGATTGATTTCGAAAGCAATACGCCTGACGTTGACTTTGATGACGAGATTCTCGATGTCAATAGCGAGGAGTTTTTTGGCCTGATTCAAGATGCCATCATTACCCTTCAGTCTATTATGACAGATCAGTATTCTGACCCTATCGAACCGGATTAGCTTTTAAGTAATCCAAAATCCCTTGTAGCACCTGATCGTCAATAATCTCTGAAATATTCTCACCACGCTTTTCCATTGCTCCTAACACGTTTGTGCGCATATCCCCACGTTTACCAGCAAACTCTTTAGATATTCTGTCAAATGTCTTAGGCATTAAGATTTCAACCGGAACACTCTGACCTAACGAGCCTTTGTATATCCCGCTAAAATCTGTGTCGTATGTTGGGTTTTTAGACGGGGTTAAAACCATTC